TGTACTTGATTTAACTGCCTCTATACCCATAATCTTGAGTTGTGCCTCTTTATACTTTACACCCTCATTATCCCACACATTAAGAATGTATCTTTTCTTTGCAGTCCAGATACCTTTGTCTGCGATGACCTCTCGAGCCATCTGCATCTTTTGTTCATATGCATTTACATACGAAGCCAAATCCTTATAGCTGTTATCAATAAAAGGTTCAATTTTATCTCTAGCAATTGTGTCCATGAATTTGACGATTTTTTCAGTTGACGTTCCTTCTTCAAACACTTTATCAACCAATCTGTCAAAAGTAATATAAACTGAGTCTGTATCTGACGCCACAACGTAGTCTTCTCCATTCGTTTCAAGCAAGTCGTTAAGATAAGAATTAAGACTACGTTCAATCCAACGAATAGATAGCTGACCAGAAGTAGTAATTGCTTCAGCAACCAGTAAATCGTAATAACGAAACCAATTGTTACCAATAGCCCCATATGCAGAATTGAGAGAAATTTTCTTCGCAAGTTGGATATTGTTATATTTGGAAATGTCTTTAAGTAGTTTGGGATTTTTAGTATTTTCATATTCTTGTTTCGCCTGTAAAGTTAGTCTTTTATACTTCACACGATCATCATACATAGATTGCATGATCTCTGGTAGAAACCCTCTTTTAGTAGTTTTAAACAATGCACCATTTGGTGTTAATGTGGCATCTTTAAGTATTGATGTGTCTATCTTTTTATCAAGAAGTTTATCTACAGACATACCCTTTACTTTTTCTTGACCTACAAGTGTTTCTGGTGAAATATTATATTGCATAATTAAATGTGGATATAGAGAGTTTAAGTCAAATGACATAACCCACTTGTGCATTCCTACTTGTGGGTCTTTCACATATGCACCTTCAAATTTATCTGACTTTTCTGATTTTCTCTTTTGTGGAATTACTATATTCTTACTACGCAAATAGTTGTAAATAAGGATATCCCAATACTTAACAGAACCAAGAACATCCATATAGTTTACTTTAGCTTCATATGCCATAGTCAAACAAAGTTCAATTAACTTCATCTTATCTTCAAGTTTGTCAACTATCTCAACGTCCATGATATTATATTCAATAAATGATTGAAAGTCTTTAGTATACCACTCTCTGAAAATCTCATAAGGATTTTCATCTTTCTTCTCACCCAATTCAACATATGCAATATGGTCTAGTCGATAAGACTCTTGATTAGTATATGTAAATTTACGATACAAGTCAAAATAGTCTAAATGGGAAATACCTTGAATATCATACACTTGATGTTTTCTACCCATCTGATATATGTCACGCGAAAATACATTTCGCCACGGCGACAATCTTTTTATCTCATCTTCACCACAAAGATTTTTGATACGATTACAAAGATAAGGAATATCAAAAAATTCTGTATTCCAACCAGTAATAACATCAGGTAAATGTCTTTCCCAAAATACAAGAAACTCTTGTATTAGATGTCTTTCATCTTGACATTCAACATAAGTTATATCTTCTCGCGTGTTATCAAACTTACCAACACCCCAAACAACAAACTTTTTATTTTGATGATTTTTAATAGTAATTGATAAAAGTGGTTCAGAAGCTTGTTCTGGATTTGGAAACCCATTTTCACAAGCCACCTCAATATCAATAGTAACAATCAAAATATTGTCGATATCCCAATTTACATTTTTAGGAAATTGATCTGCAAGATAACAATAATGGTACTGATTATTACCATAAACTAAATGAGATTGATCTTTATATTGTTCTACCCAATCTTTTGCATCTCTAATAGTTTGATGTTTTATAGGAGTAACAAATTTACCATCAAGTGTTTTCCACTCTGTGGATTTTGCCACAGGTGCATATAGTGTAGGTGAGTATTTAATCTTACGACTAATACGTTCACCATTAACTACTTCTCTAAGTAATAAAGAATTACCCCATTGGGCAATGTTTGTATAAAAATTCATAATATAAATATATCACAATATAGTTGTAATGTCAAGTATTTTATTTAACAGCCGTTAGACTCACCCAAATCCAATTCTACTTGTCCTTCATCTTCTTTCAATAGTTGTTGAGCAACAGCTGGATATTCAGTATCTAAACATTCAAGTTTTGATTTTGCACTTTCCAATTTAGAAACTTCACCACTTACAGCATCAACTAAATCTGGATGTTCACCAATACCTGTGGCATTTTTTCGGTAAGCATCAATGTTAGCTTTTGCAGCAGCAATTTCATATTCATATTTTTTTCTTAAAGCATCTATAATCATAATATTTCTCCTTCATACTTTACTACAATTCCAGTATTCCATTTCTTAGCAGCTTCTTCAGCATCTTCTTTAGTATTATAGGTTTTTGGGTTGTTGTTTGTTTTCCAACTACCATTTTCGTTTGTCTCACAAACATATTCAAAACCTTCATCAAAAGGTTCTATCATCACTCCATATTTCATTATATGTCTCTTTTTGTTGTTACTAAAAATTTTCTTTGTGGATTTACCATCACATTAAGTTTATTCATTACAAATCTATTTAATAATACATCTGTACCTAATTCTGTTCTATTATCTAGTCCAAACATAAATTCATATGAAGAACCAGAAAAAATTAAATCTAATTTTACAACATATCTTTCATCTACTCCTGCTCCTGTTTGAGCCTCATATTCTTTAATTAATTTTGTAGTAATAGATTTTCCATTATTACTAAATGTTACTTTGTTACCATTTACTTTAATATCTTCTGCATGCAATACAGACAAAACAGAATTTCCTGTATCAAATTTTGCAACTAGTTCACCAAAAGGTTTTATCTCAACAACTTCCTGATACCCACATTGATTGGGAACAGAATATCTTACAGCTGGATTTAAAAAATGTGTTATAACTTCTTTTGAAATATTTGTATTGGTTGCTTCTTCTATACCTTCTGTGCCAGGAGAACTATTAACCTCTAATATGTATGGTGGATTTTTTTCTCTATTTTTTGCAGGAATAAAATCAACTGCAGTAAAAATACCATTTACAGCTTTAGCAGCCAGTAGACATTGTTTTTCTTCCATATCTGTTAAATTAAATTTTGAAACAGGTGCACCTTGAGCATAATTTGATCTAAAATCACCTTCAACAACATCTCTTCTCATAGATGCAATAACACGACCATCTAAAATAATAACTCTAACATCATATTCTGTTTTAATATATTCTTGAATTAATAAATCATTATCTTCATCAGTTTTATAAACTAACTGTACGATTGCATCTAATGATTTTTTAGACTCAATATACAAAACACCAACACCTTTAGAACCTCTTAATGTTTTCATAATTATAGGAAATTTTGTATCTAAAGCTTCAAAAGAAACATCTACCATGTCTTTATTTGGTATCAAAACTGTTTTTGGTTGTGTTAAACCATAATCTTTTAATCTAACATAATTACGATATTTATCTGCACATATGTTAATAGTTGTTCTATTGTTTATAACACAATAACCCAATCTTTCAAATTCAGAAATTAAATCTAAATGACTATCTTTTGATGGAGTACCACGAACAAAAATAACTGTATCAGAAGAATTTGTTTGAAATCCTTTATCATCATCTTCACTATGAATAAAATGATTTCCTTCATCATATCTTAAAGTGGCACCATTAAATTGAACTACGACATTTTCAAGTCCAAGTTTAGTTGCCTCTTTTGAAAGTTTTTTTGCTGTAATTGATTTGTCACCATGTTCAACAGTAAGAATTACAACTCTGTACTTTTTATCTTTTTCTTCAGATATAAATGATTTGAAAGCTTCCAAAACTAAACCTCTCGTTTTTTTCCTATATTGTATTTAGTTTCAAGTATCCATTCATCCTTTTCTTTAAATGAAATTATTTTAATTTGACTTAATGGTGCTATTGGGTCTGTATCACCTTTTATTTCAACTAATCCCCAATCACTTAATAAAGTTGCAATTCTATTTCTTCTTGCAATATCATTTTCTGACAAATTAGTATTTTTACCATCTAAAGCAAATAACTCTTTAAAATGTACAATAAAATATCTACCCTGTTTATGTAATATATGACAGGATTGATATAGTTTTCTTTCTTTCCTAGAAGCAACACCTATACGAGATAGAGTCTCTCGTATCTTTAAAAAATCATCTGGTTCTTTTAATATAACCTCAAGCATCTGATCTTGTGACCAATTAATATTTTCCATTTTTACCACCTTTACTCAAGCTATTTTTAATAGCCTTTATCTG